ATCGTAAAACGATGGGAAGACTTCACAGGCAAAAAAGCCGAGTTGTTGACAAACCCGACAGAATCAGTAAACTAATGTAACACTTCCCCTTTATAAAATGTCACACGAACATGAACCAACGCCCGAAACCCGCAAGCTGGTTGAATCTAGTAGTGGATTAGGCTTGCCCCATGAGTCTATTGCTGTGCTTGTTGGCATTGATGATAAAACTTTGCGTAAGCATTACCGACAAGAGTTGGATATGGGTAAAGCCAAGGCGCATGGGCAAATAGCTAAGACGCTTTACAGCAAAGCACTAGCGGGAGATACGACCAGCTTGATTTGGTGGACTAAAACCCAAATGCGGTGGTCTGAAACTGTTAAGCAAGAGCACATGGGAGAAGGTGGCGGCCCCGTGAAAATTATTGCAATGAACAACTTGGACGAAGACGCTTGAAACTCACCCAAAAGCAAATCGAGGCGCAAAGGGTTTTATCGGCTGACTACAAATACATCATGTTATTTGGTGGCAGTCGGTCAGGAAAGACTTTCCTCATTGTTCGGCAAATCATTACTAGGGCGCTTAAGACGCCTGACAGTAGGCACACAATCCTGCGGTTTCGTTTTAACCATGTGGTCAACTCAGTGGTGTACGACACTTTCCCCAAAGTAATGAAGCTGTGTTTCCCTGGCGTTGAATACAAGCTAGACAAGCAAAGCTGGTTTGTTAAGTTTCAAAACGGCGCAGAGATTTGGTTTGGTGGCTTGGACGACAAAGAACGCACCGAAAAGATTTTGGGTATGGAATTCGCCTCAATCTACTTGAATGAATCAAGTCAGATTAGTTGGCAACCAGTTGGGATTGCAATCACCCGCTTGGCTCAAAAGGTTATGCAGCAAATTGAGGGGAGAGAGCCTAAGCTGCTTAAACCCCGTATGTTCTTTGATTGCAACCCGCCTAACAAAAACCATTGGACGTACCAGCTTTTCGTGCTCAAGCGTGACCCCGAGACAAAGGCCAATATCCCTAGTCCGCAGGATTATGCTTATTTTCAAATCAACCCAAGGGATAACCAAGACAATCTCTCGGATGATTACCTAAGCACATTGGAAAACCTGAGCGCAAGGCTGCGTAAGCGCTTTTTAGATGGGGAATTCACCGATGCCAATCCAAATCAGCTATTCCCTGATGACGCTATTGATCGCTGGAGGGCTAATCCTGATGATTTACCAGATATGGCACGAATCATTGTTGGAGTTGACCCTTCTGGAGCAGGTGATTCTGATAACGCTGACGCTGACGCTATTGGTATTGTGGTCGGTGGACTTGGCGTTGACGGGAACGCCTATTTACTTGAAGACGCCACCGTAAAGGCTGGCCCTGCTACATGGGGACGTATGGCTGTCTCTGCGTTTGATCGCCACAAAGCTGACGTTATTGTGGGCGAGACCAACTACGGCGGCGCAATGGTGGAGGCGGTGATTCAATCTGCCAGACCGAAGACTAACTTTAAAGCGGTTTCTGCAACTCGCGGCAAAGTTGTACGCGCTGAACCATTTGCAAGTTTGTACGAGCAAGGTAAAATTAGGCACGTTGGTCGTTTTGCTGATTTGGAAGAAGAATTGTCTGGTTTTGCATCAAATGGGTACACGGGAAGCAAATCTCCTAACCGAGCAGACGCTTGGATTTGGGTTTTGACTGAACTTTTCCCTGGAATGCTCAGAAATCGTGAAAAAGACAAAGCCAAACTGCAAACGAGACCGATTAACAATTTCTCCCGCACATCGGGATACTGGATGTAAACATGGCATACGACAAAGACGAAGACATTGTTGCAAGAGCGCAAAAGCACTTTAAAGCCTGTTTAGATTGGGAACAAGATACCCGTCAGCGTTTCCGTGAGGATATGCGTTTCCTGTTTGCTGATTCGGATAATCAAGACCAATGGGAGCCAGCGGTCAAAGCTAGACGCCGTTTGAATACTCAGCCAATGGTGACGATCAACAAGACGCACACGCACTGGCTGCACGTTGTCAACAACTTAAAGGCCAACAAGCCTAGCGTTACGGTTCATCCTACCAATGACGAGGCAACCTATGAAGCTGCTCAAGTCTTTGAAGGTTTAGTGCGTCACACAGAATACATTTCAAACGCTAAGGTCGCTTATGACATGGCGGCTGAATCGCAAGTTGGTGGTGGCATTGGCTACTGGATTGTTACGACAGCTTACGCTGACGATTCCAGCTTTGACCAAGAGATTTACATCAAAGAAGTGCCAGATACGATGTCTATCTATCTTGACCCGCACATTAAAAAGCGTGACGGTTCAGATGCTAAGTTTGGTTTTATCTATGAGGATATGCCAAAAGAGGAATTTCGCCGCCGATTCCCTAATACCTTGTTGCCTGCGGTAGAGGCTCAAGGTAGCCAAAACTGGATTACAAAAGACGTTGTTCGCCTTGCTACTTACTATGAAGTTGAAGATAAAAAGGAATGGCTGTACTCAATCCCCAATGAAGACGGTTCGCTGACTTACAAAAAGCAGTCTAATTTGTCTCGTGATGAGCAAAAGATGCTCAATGAAGCTATCAAACTTGGTGCTGACATTCAACGCCGCCGCATTGACAAGCGCAGTATTAAAAAATACTTGATTGGCGGTAATACTGTTTTGGAAAAAGGCGATTGGGCTGGTAAGTATGTGCCAATTGTTCGTGTGCCAGGCGAGGAAATCACGCTTGAAGGCAAGCTAGACCGTAAAGGTTTGGTACGCTACATGAAAGACGCGCAACGCGCCTACAACTACAACGCTGCGGCTGCCCTAGAGTATGGCGCATTGCAATCTAAGTCGCCTTACCTTGCGCCTGTTGAGGCCATTGAGGGCTTGGAAAACTATTGGGCAACGGCTAACACCGAAAACCATGCTTATCTGCCATACAACCATGCAGACGAGCAAGGCAACCCCATTCCTAACCCTGCCCGTGCGCCTGCACCTATGTCTTCACCCGTCTACATGGATGGTATGGCACAGGCAGCGCAAGAGTTAATGATGACTTCGGGTCAGTACGATCAAACTTTTGGCGCTCAAAGCCAAGAATTGTCGGGCGTATCCATTGAGAAGCGTGTCAACCAAGGTGAACGAGTTACATTTCACTTTCAAGATATGCAGAACATGGCAATTCAGTTCACAGGCAAGATTCTGATTGACCTTTACCCCAAGATTTACGACACAAAACGCATTGTTCGCATTTTGGGTGATGATGGTACAGAGCAACAGATCACGCTTGACCCTGAATTGAAAGTGCCTCTCAAGAAACAAGAAGAAGCCGAATCGGGTGATGTGAACGTCATTTTTAACCCCGCCGTGGGCGCTTATGATGTGGTTGCAGAGGTTGGCCCGAACTACGATACCCGCCGCGAAGCTGCATTTGATGCTATGACTAAGCTATTGTCTGCACAGCCTGCGCTGGCGCAAGTCATTGGCGATTTGTACATGGGTTCGGCTGACTTCCCGAATGCGGATAAATTGCAAGAGCGTATGAGAAACTGGATTCCCCCTGCAATTTTGGGTACAGGGCCTTCAGACGCTGAAATGGCGCTCCAACAACAGTTGCAACAAGCCCAAGCAATTATTCAACAAATGACTATGGCTTTAGAGGAGAAGAAAACCGAAGAAGCTATGGAGAAACAACGCCTCGATATGGACGCCATGAACCACTTGGCTATCCGTCTAGAAAACGAGCGCAAAGATTTGATTAGCGCATTCAAAGCCGAAACCGAGCGTTTAGGTGTGCTGATTAAAGATGTGAAGCCACAGGATGTTGGATTAATTACTGATAAGATGGTGAGCGAGATCGAAGGCGCAACAAACATCGGTCAGGATATTAACCCCGACTTCCTAGACCCTTCACAGGTGTTAGCCCAAGAAATCCCTACCATCACCAGTTGAGGAACTATGTCAGAAACAATCGAAACCCAAACCACAGAAAATCCAGAAGCAACTATTGAGCAATTAGCCGAACCCAAGGCAGAGGTTCAAACTGAGCTAAAAAAAGACGCTTACCATGAGTTGCCCGATTGGGCGCGTAAACGCATGGGCGAACTTGCTGCTCAAAAGAATTCTGAACGTGAACGTGCTGCTCAATTGCAGGCACAGATTGACGCTTTGAATCAAGCGCCGCAACAACAATATCAACCTCAATCCCAAGAGGATGTTTACACAGTTGCCGCCAAGATTGCCGAGCAAAAAATGCAAGAGCAATCTTTTATTCAAAAAATGGGGCAAATTGAAGCCACTGCCAAAGAACAATTTGGCTCTGAATACGACAAAGCTATCTCTAACCTGAGTTTGGCTGGCGTTCAATCTAACGACTTTTTACGCGCTTTGGCTGAAATTCCTAGCCCTGAAAAAGTCTTGGTTTACTTGGGTCGCTCGGACAACGTGGCAGAGGCGATTCGCATTGCCAACTTGAACCCATTGCAAATGGGCATTGAAATGACAAAGTTGAGCAACAAGGCCAACAAAGAATTTTCCAAACAGCGTTCTAATGCGCCTGCACCCGTGGGTGAGGTAAGCGGTGGTTCGTCTAGTGGCGGCGGCAGTGCAGAGCCACCCATTAGCGACACACAGGCTTGGATGGCTTGGCGCAATAAGACCAAAAAGTCTCGTTAATTCTTGCGGCAGCCTAAAAACTGCCGTAAAATGTTTACTAAGGCAGAAGCAGGCCGTATAACTGTTGTGTTGAGCCGTTAAAACAAACTCCAGGCTAGAGTTAAAAGGAATCCCACTTTTAATCTTTTTCATAAGGAGGTAGATCAACATGACTACTAACTCACTATTGACGATTAACCAGATCACGAATGAAGCCGTGCGTCTGTTTACTCAGTCAAATGCTTTCTTGCGTACCGTTTCGCGTCAATATGACGACCAATTCGCCCGTACTGGTGCAAAAATTGGTTCGACTTTGCGCGTTCGTCTGCCTAACGATTACACCGTTTCGACAGGCCCAGCAATTAC